CTAGAACCAAGGTAACTGACTTTGACCCGTTCGAGTCGGGTGAGGTGGTGCCGGAACGACAATACCTGGAGTGGCAATATATCGCTCAACTGACTCCATCGTGACAAATGTGCAGCTGCAATTAATATTGGTGCATTGGTGATATCGTTCTTTGGTATTTTCGCTTAGATAACGACTACTGCGCGCATGTGCCGCGTGCTGGCATTTCGGACAATGGAACATGATGCGCTCCGCAATTCACTTTTAGTGAATGCATGATACTCACTTTTTCACCATTTGAGAATGACTTTATTCCCCTTCCTCTTCCGAATCGTAATCGACTTCCGATAATTTAACCTCAAGTTCCAGAGACGTCGTGAAGCCGCCGTTACTGAGAGAATGGGTCACTTTAGTGATTATCCAAGATTGCTCGTCTATGACGCGCTTAAAGCCTGTAACCCGCACCGGCGTCTCAGGGTAGAGATCGGCACGCCCCATCGCGAGACTAATCGAAAACTCCGCAACGCCCCGTTGCAGCTTGTCCCACTTTGCCTGTGCTGCGCGCATGGCCTGTGCTTTACTGGCAAAAATCGTTGTCAGCGCAAACACGTTATCTGCTTCACCGGCCATGTATTCGCCCTCGCGTGCTTCCGGCACTTTTACGGGCGTCTTTGCTTTCGGGTGTGTGGCCGTGCTGCTTTTCTTTTCCTTCTCCTTACGCCTGAGTTTTACCTGCTGGGCTTGCGGCTTCGGGTCTTTGGTGTGCAACCATTTCGCTGTTACCCCGGTATAGGCTCCCCGGTCAGCAATCGAAAACTGGTGCCGGTCGCCTTCACTGCGGGAGATCGTAACCTGCGGAATGGCTTTACCGCTGGCCGTTACGCCGCGCCCCGCTTTAAGCAAAAGCAGCTTACCCGCCTTGACTGATACCTCACCACCGTTGCGCTCGGCGAGCCGGGTCAGAAATTTGACGTCTGACTCCTGCGACTGGTCAACGTGTGGCAGCGGGATTTTTGCCAGCTCGGGCGCGACGCTCGACCCCAGCTTATTACGGGCTGCGATAGCTTCCACCACGCCGCCGAGGGTGGTGTCATGCCATGACTCCTCCCGTCGCGAGTTCAGGGTGCCGCGAAAGTCAGCGCTGCGCGCGCGAACGGTAACGGTGTCGGGCGTACCCCGGTGCTCGACTTCATCAACGGTAAAGCTGCCTTTTCCCACCAGGGCAAATCCTTTCCACCCGAGAAACAGGCTCAGCACCGCACCCCGGATCGGCAACTCGACCAGACCGTCGGCGTCGTCAAGCTCGATATCGAGCTGGTCAGCTTCAAATCCCCGGTTATCGGTCAGCGTCAGGCTCCTGAGACGGTTGCTAATATTCCCGGTGATGTCTTTGCTGTTGATGGTCAGCATAAAGGCGGGGGTCAGCACGCCTCCCGCGTTGTTATTCAGTGCATTCAGCATTATCCAGCTCCCGCCAGCCCTGTTAATTTACCCGCCATATCGCCCGCCTTACCTACAAGGGATTCAACCTGTTTGCCAATATCGCCGTATAGCGCGGCAAGCGACGGATCAACGCGGGTGAGCGTCATCGTAAAATCGATTTTTCGCGCCGTACCATCAGAGAAAAACAGACTGCCCGTTTCGCTGACGTTATTGATGGCATACATGCCATAAATCAGCCCCGAACCATCCAGCAGCGGCCACGCGCGCCCCTCTTCAGCCATCAGCCTGACTGTGTTCATTGTCATTTTCCCGCCCGTCAGCTCGGGATAAAGCACGCCGGACAGCGTGATTTTTTCCTCACCGCCCCCTAAAAACTGATAAGCATCGCGCTGGCCGACGCGGGGATTTGACGGCCAGCGGTATTCCGCATCGCGCTGCATGGTCTGAAAGGGCAGCGTCTGGCGCATGAAGACAAACATGCCGAGCGTGAGCATCATTTTTGTTACCTCCTTAGTCGTGCATCATGCTGGCGCGCATGCGGGCTTTCTTCTCTCGCTCGTGTTTTTCGAGCGCTTCCTGCAACTGGCGGTCGAGCTGGGTGCCCGGTGCAGCGCCGCCCTGCAATGTGATGTGATAATCGTTTTTGCTCTGGTCTACGTATGAGCGCCCCGCGGATGCCGTGACAGGTTTATACCCCTGATAACCTGCCGCCTGGCTGGTTGCCGGAATATAGCTGCCGCCCTGCGCGGCGGCGTTAGCTTTCGCGGCGGTCTGGTCGAGCGTGCCCGATTCTTTATTGATGACCCCGAGCTTTTCGAGTACCCAGTCGATACCACTGCGCAGCTTGTTAAAGGCATTCATCGGGAGCATCAGCGCATCGGCCAGCGCCTGGCCGAACATCACGCCGGTGTCGCGGCAACTGTTTAACGTATCCTGTGCCGATTTCACCGGTGCTATCAGGTTCGTGAACCACTGCCTCGCGGCCTGTAGCTTTTGCCTCAGCCAGTCAAACACGGGCCTGAGTGGGGCGAACAGTTCCGCGACCGGCGCGAATGCCGCCCGTAACCCCTCAATAACGCCCCCGAAAAAAGCGCTGATGGGCTCCCAGTATTTGCGGATTAACAGCGCCCCGGCGACGACAGCCGCAACGACGGCCACCACCGGCCATGTGATCGCACCGATAGCCGTGACGATAGCACCACCGGCAATACTGAACCCGGTCGCGAGTAATCCCGCCCCGGCTATGAGGGCATTAATTCCCGCCATCACCGGCCAGATAACCAGACCCACGCCACCCAGCACCGCCGCAAGCCCGGCGATTACCCCTGCCAGCATGACCAGATTGGCGGTCAGGGCCGGATTGGCACTGGCCCACGCGTTCAGCTGAGCGAGCCATGCGGTCGCGCTTTTCGTCAGGGTGCGCAGGTGGGTGTTCATCCCGGTAAAGAGATTAAATCGCAGCCCCTCAAATGACCCCTTCAGGCGCGCCGCATCGCCCGATAAATTATCGCGCAGGGTTTTTCCCACGTTGTCGGCCGCGCCGTTAACGTCACCGAGCTGGTTCTTAACCCCGGCCAGCGCTCCCAGAAAAGCGGGTATCTGGTCAATCGATAAATCTTCAATCGGTGTGCCAAACAGGGAGATCGCCGCGTTTGCCCGTTCCGCCGGGTCTTTGATGGCAAGCAACCCCTTCGCCGTTTTCTGCATTGCCGCGCGGGCTTTATCGCCGCCGGTGGCAATGTCGCGCGACATCTTCGCGGCACTGAGCCCGATTTGCTCATAAGCGGCGACGCTGTTTTTCGACATATCCGAGCCACGGATACTGAACTCCTTGATGGCGTCGCCGGTTTTGTCGAGGGCGAATTTGCCCTGTTGCGACATATCGACCAGCAACGACATCGCCTCCGCGCCGGTGAATCCCATGTTGCGGAAGTGCGTCGAGTATTCGTGCAGGATTTCGGGCATCTCGCCGCGCATTTCAGCGGACACGCGCTGCATACCCGAGACAATCAAATCAAGCGCCTCGTCGCTGTTGGCCGCAAGCCCGTTTTTCATCATGATCGCGGCAATCTGGATACTCTCAGCCGTATCGGTGCCGAAAGTGGTCTGCATATCCAGCGCCTTACGGGTGAGGCGGTCGAGTTCTGCCTCGCCGACGGTGCCGAGTGTGCCCAGCGTGCTGCGTACTGCGGACACCGCCTCGGTGATTTTCCCGATATCCTCGCTCACACCTGAGGTGTTAATACGCTGAATGATGTCGGTATATTCCGCGCCTTTCGATGCGTCTTCTCCCTGACGGGCGGCAATCATCGCGCCGCTTTGCTGCGACTGGATCTCGGGTGCCATAAGACGACTACCGGCATACAGGGCAGCGGTACCGGCCCCGAGTGCGGCGGCGCTGACGTTTCGCACGCCCGCCGCCGCTGCTTTGCCGCGCTCATAGCGCTGACTCACCGCATTCAGCCGTTCCTGTTGCTGGCTGACACGGGCTAATGCCTCACGCTGGCGGTCAATGGTCGCCGTTGTTGCCGCGATGTTGTTTCGCAGGGTACGCCCGGCGGCGGAAAGATTCCGGGTATCGATACCGGATTGCTGCAACTCGGTGCGCTGGCGCTGTACGGACTGGCGCAGGGCGTTGTATTTTTCCTGCATTCCCGCCGCGCTGCGTTTAGCATTCTCAAAGGCCCTGACCTGTGCCGCCGTCGGGCTTGCCGACTTGCGCATCTGCACGCCCAGCGCTGCGGCCTCCGCTTTCGCCTTTTTCAGCGCCTCGCCGGTGACAGCCAGTTGCCCGCTGACGGTACGAAAACCCTCTATACGGCGCGCCTGTGCGTTCAGTGCCTTTAGCTCGTCCTGTGAACCACGGATGTCACTCGCCAGCGTTTTGCTGGCGTTTTGCACTGCCTTAAAGGGGCGCGTTGCCTGGTCTACAGCCTTGAGCAATACCTGTAACTTAACGTTTTCACTCATTCATGTGCCCGCTTCGCTGGAGCGCTTTATCGCGCCATGTGACGAGCTCGGTCAGGCTCAGAGGATAGAGCTCTGATGGCGGCCAGTGGAAAATTACGGCCACGTCCGCCATCAGGTCATCGACCGACATTTTTGGGGGGAAATCTAGCGCGCCGAACTCGGCGACAAAAAACCGACCACCTGACCGGCCAGCGCGACGAGATCGGGTAGCTCCATCGCGGCAACCTCCTGCTCGGTCAGCATCGGGGCAGTCATGCGGGGCAGCACTTTAATCAGCGCATCCACTTCAGAGTTTGCGACAGCGGCAAGGCTCACGCCGCGCAGGGTTCCGGCATTGGGTTTAATCAGGGTAATTTCCGCAATCAGCTGATCGCCACGTTTAACCGGTTTTTCCAGGGTAACAACGTTTTCTTTGGTCATGATTTTCTCGCTTCGAATCAGGGGAAGTTAACCGGCCAGCATCGCTGACCGGCTTATTTTTACAGGCCGATATTTCGGCGGTGCTGCTCCAGCCGGTCCACGCCGTTCACCTTCTCAATCATGTTGAGGGTGTCGATTTCTACCAGCTCTTTACCGTCCATCGTCAGTTTGTAGTAGGTGCAGACAACCGGGATTTTCGACTCGGTGTCTTCCCCCTGCTGACCTTCGCCGCTGTCGATCTCTTTCTGACGGCCACGCATGACCACCTCAACCGCCACGGTTTCTCCGGTGTCGTCGCGCTGGTAAGACCCGGCGAAACGAATCGGCACAGCATCAACGCCGGTTGCGGCATAGAACGACCAGATCACCTCGTCAGGGAAGCCGCCAAGAGACCATTCCATCGAGAGCGCGTCATCGTCGAGGCCGAGGTCAACCGGTGCCGTGCCGTTCATCCCGGCCCCGCGCCAGTTCTCCAGCTTGCGGGTCAGCTTTGGCAGGGTGACAGTCTTTGCCACCCCCTGATAGCTGTAGCCGTCTAAAAAGACGTTCATCAGTTTGAGTTTTCGGGGCATTGCCATTTAGTCAGGCTCCTTAATTGCTGTTGACCGAGGAAACCAGATTCGCCAGGTATTTATCGGTGATGCGCTGGCGCAGGGTCAGGTTTTCGAGAGGGGGAACCGGCGTGTAGTCGTAATCGATAAGCAGCTTACCGGCCTTGAGCGTGTCCTTATCATTGGCCTCTTCGTCAAACCAGCAGGTCGCATCGACGATGTACCCGTTTGTTTTGAGCTCGCGGAATTTGGCATTGATACCGTCAACAACATCGCGGATTAACGTCGCGGTGACGGGTTTGTCGACCGCCCACATATGCGCCTCAGCCATCGTGTCAGCGATAACCTGCGCGGTGCGGGTGTAGTTCTCAAACAGGAACAACGGATCGTCTGAACAGGTACGGTTGCCCCAGAAGCGGAAACCATCCTTTCGGATCAGCGTGGTGACGCCCGCCTCGTTGAGCAGGTCGGCATCGGTGCCCGGCTCCTGCAAATCCCAGAAGACAGACGCACTGATGCCGGTTGCACCATTCACGCCGACGTTTGACAGTGTTTTATGCCAGCCCTGCTCCTGGTCGATTTTGGCTCGCAGACCCAGCGCGCGTGCGGTTGCATGGGCTGTAGTGGTCGCGTTTGCCACGGTATCCCACGCGAGAAAGTCCGGCCAGATGACCATCAGCTCACGCTGGCTGAAGTTGTCGCGGTATGCGATGGCCTCCGAAAGGGTTTTGCAGCCCCACGCGCTGATGTAACCAAAGGCGCGCAGCTTCTGGCAGACCGGCGCGAGCGCGGTCGCCACTTCAAGGGTATCGAGACCCGGCACGCCGAGAATACGCGGCTTAACGCCGGTGACCGCTTCCGCAGTGAGCAGGGCTTTCAGGCCGGTGTATTTCCCGTTTTCATCCGTGGTGCCGATGATGTTAGAGACCGTCTGCGCGAGGGCCTCCTGCGGGTCGTCGCCGGAACCCTCTTCGACGCGCACCACAACGGTGACGGTTTTTGACTGGTCGGCAATAGCCTGCAATGCACTTGCCAGCGTGCCTTTTTTCCCGGCTTTGGCGATGGCGCTTTGCACGCCGGTAATCAGTACCGGTGTATTGAGAGGAAAGGTCGCGGGGTCGGCATCGCTGGCTGTGCAGACCATGCCGACAACCGCAGTCGAGACTGTGGAAATGACGCGCGTGCCGTCGTTGATTTCTAAAACCTGCACGCCGTGATGAAAGTCACTCATCCGTTTAACTCCGTAGTTAAGGGGTGAGTGTCATTCTCCTGATACCATAAAAGGCCGTCGAATCATCAGCGTTCGGCGATGGCTGGCACAACCTGAGACAGACTAAACGCGCTGATTATCGGCCCTGTGGGGTGCGGTTAGATTAGAGAAGGAGCTGAGCGGAGGAAATAAAAAATCCCCACACTGGGGGATTTCCATTGTCAGTACATATAGCTCCCGGCGGAGTTAAGCAACGCGCTGCATTCAACTTCCATCGTGTAATACGCCTCCGGGGCATCCGGAAAGGTCAGCACCAGAAACACCATCCGCAACCCGTCGGGGTACGCATTTTCAGTGATGATATCGGGTGTCGCCGGATCACTGAAACCATACTGAATGCTCGTTGGGGTAAGGCAGTTCGCTGCTGTTTTATAGGTCGATTCAACGGCCAGCGATGCCCCTAAAGCCGTCGATACGGTGTATGCCACAAGTTTATGTATTCCTTCATACGTTGCGCCTCCTGACGACTTTCGAGTGAGGATACTGATATCCAGTTTCATATTGTCATACCAGTGCCCCCATGCCTGAGACTGCCGGTATAGCCCCTTCGGTAAAGGGATATACACCTTATTCGGCATCTTTTCGGCTGCGGGTAAGGCGTGCATCGGATTAGTCAGTGACGCAATGGGGCGGCTGAATACGACCACTTCCTTTTTAGCAGGCGTGACGCCGCTGTTATCCTGCGCCGTCTCCTCGGGTGTGCAGGGCTCAATGATAATTTCATTGAGGTATACCGCATCGGTGTTATCCACATTCTGCCGGAAATAAATCGTTTTCCAGCCCCGTCCAATCAGGCCACCAATCCATGATTTATAACCCTGTGGCCGCACCGCAACTTTATAACTTTTAGTTTCAGTGATGCTGCGTGGATTAAATTTAGGTACCGCTTTATTTACGGCCTCAAGCCCGGAAACGGTTGTCAGCGGATCGCTGATATGAACAGTCGCCCCGTTTAAACGCGCAATGGCATAGACGTTTGCCGCTTCACCATCAAGATAAAAGCTGAATGAGTGAATGCCATCCTTACTGGCTGCCAGCGTACCGGTCTGCCCGTTCCACACGTATGATGTTGCTTCAGACGTCGTTAAAGATGCGCCGCCTGCCATATGCCAGCCGATACCCTCCGTGGTTCGCCCAGGCTGCTGCATGGCGGCAGCACTGATACCACGCACCGGGCGAACCCAGCACCCGGCCAGAATAAATGCTGCGACTGCATCACCGTATTTGGCATAGCCCGCCGCGTTAAAGTGGGTCGAATCACTGTAAACTTCCGCATAACGGCAATACTGATGCACACCTTCGCTTTCAAATACCGGGCATCCGTAGGATTCTGCCAGGCTGCGAATATACTGCGTAAAACGTGCGCCACCGGCGTTGGCGTTGTTAAAAGTTTGCGCTGTGGCCGTGTGGATCACCACGCCATGCCCCCACGCAATATACTGGCGAATAAGTTTTTCCATATATTCGCCGTACTGCTCGAAGGTCGCATTAAAGCGCCCGGCGGCATCATTGATGCCCAGCATGATATGAACGACATCACCGCCGGGGTTTTGCGGCCACCGCTCAAAACACTGCTTTGCCGTGTCACCACTGTAGCCCCGGTTAATCACCGTCACCGCGCTTTTTGTTAACAGATTAAGCCTGTCATACAGACGCCCGGGATATTGCACCGGCGCGCGCGTAGTGGTGTGCCCTTCCAGCGCCGGTAATTTGTCAGCGGAGAACGCGTCGTAACCATACGTAATGCTGTCGCCCACACAGACAATGGTTAATGCCCTGTCAGTGCGTAATTTATTATAAGCCGTACCGAGCTGGCGTCGATTTCGCACCGCATAGACCGGGGCCGATAAATCATAAAGCGCGCTGTCAATGGAGGCGCTTTGCGTCGCCACCACAATCAGGTTTTTCACTGCCTCTGCGGCATCATCGACATAGCTTTTGGTTGCCAGCACCACGGACGGATCGACTTTCAGCTCAACATTACTCACGCTAGAAACAATCAGCACAATGCGCACTGTCAGGGTGCGTCCGCTCCCTTCCTGGAGAAGGGGCTTATACGTTTCTGCACAACTCGCCACGGCAACCAGCGATCCGTCTGCATCGTAGAGCCCGATTTCGCGTATCCAGAATCCGCCCACGCTTTCCGGGATAACCTGGTCAACGAAAATCTGATTTTTGTTAACCTTATCCGCCGCCAGTTGATTGACCGGTGCGCGGCGCAGTTCGTTGACCAGTTTAGTCTGGGTTGCCTCCGGTACCGGCAGCGAGCCCCCACCGTCGCCGACGGCCATATCGGTAATGTTCAGCTTTTTTCCCTGTGCCGTTGCCTGCGCGAGTTTTTCGGCACCGATTTGGGTCAGAATGGCAAAATATTTTGTTGTCATAGTTTAAAACTCACGTTGTCGATTAACAGGACCGCACTGCCCACAGAGGCATCACCGCCGGTTTCAATTTCATCAGGCATCCACGCATATACCGTCAGCGAGTCGCCCACGTAACAACCGAGACTGACGGGTACAGCCCCTTTCACTTCCTGCGTCAGCGATATCCCTGTCAGATGCCGGGAGCACGGCTTAACGTCATTAATGAGCCGCTCCAGCTCCTGATAGGCATCCTCCGTTATTCCCTTATTGCCGATACCAATCGTCACCCGGAAGGTTCCCGGCACCCCGCCGGACTCAAACCATTCCGTCAGCCCGAGAAACGCGCCGAAGGGCTCAACAACACGACGCACCGCGCCAGTGGTTCCTTTATGCTGATGAATAAAAAACGCATCCCTGATCACCTGGCGTTTCACTTTCTCCGGCCAGTTCTCATCCCAGCGGTCAACGGAAAATGCCCACGCAAGCCAGGGTAAAAGCTTCTCCGGGCAGGTTGAGGGGTTCCACAGGTCACGGAGCGGCACAGGCACGCGCTCAATGTCTGAGGCTGTACGTGCTGCGGCCACCTCAAGCACCGTCGAGCCGACCGGGAGCAGGCGGTTATCACTCATCATTACCCCCTTCGGTGATGGTGTACCCGGTACAGAAGGACGCCTGTTGCCTGTCAAGAACAAGATCCGCAACCGGTGACACCAGTTCGACGCGCTGCACGCCCTCTACATGAAGCACGGCGTAAATTGCTGACCGGCGAATATCACGCCCGAGACGACGCTGGTCGGTAATGTAGGCTTTCAGTTTTTTCTCGGCCGCCTGCCGGATGGGTCCGGCTTCAGGGCCGGGAAAAAAATACAACGTGGCGTCTATCTCATAGGGCACGATGGCAGCGCTCTGCACCGACACACGATCACCGACCGGGCGCACATCTTCCGCGTTCAGGGCAGTCTCAACCGCCGACAACAGCTCAGCGCTGGCCGTGCCGTCCCCCTCACGCGAAAGCACCGTGATGGTGACGTATGCCGGTGACGGGCTGACCGCAGAAACATCGGCGACACGACCGTCGGCACTGCGTCCGTGGTACTCGTATGCGCCAACCGGCCCCGCCACGCTCAGCCCGTCAAAAGCCTGCTGCGCGCGCAGACGCAAATCGGTATCGGACTCCATGACCGCCGGTGTCGGCGGGATAGTGGTGTCGTCTGCCGGGGTGATGGTCAGCCGCAGGGTGTTGTTGTTAAAGGCCATCACATCGAGATCGGCATCGCGGGCCCAGGCAAGCATGGTCGCCCGCGCGGCTTCATTGACCCGCTGGCGCCAGACCATTTCACGGTAAGCGTTTTCCTCAAGGAATTTGGTCAGGGGTTCAGACTCCAGCGCCAGAGTGCGCGCAACAGCTTCCTGTTGCTCCGGTGAATACAGCGAAATCAGGGTCGCCTTTCGTTCAGCGAGGAGGGTTTCAAAATCAGTCTCCTCGACCACATCCGGCGCGGGAAGCTGGCTCAAATCAATAATTGGCATGGTTTCAACTCACGGGAATGATTAAGGAAAGGGTTTCGCCGGTATCTTTCTGCTGGCCGGTCAGGTTAACGATCATCTTTCCGTTAAGCTGGGGCTCCGTGGTGACAGCCGTCAGCGTGACGCGCGGCTCCCACTTCAGCACAGCCATGTAACAGGCCACTTTGATTTGCAGCTCAAGCGCGGGGGTCTGGGGCTGGTCAATCATCGCGGATAACAGCGAACCGTAATCACGGCGCATCACACGCGACCCGACAGGGGTTCGCAGGATATCGCCGACGCTCTGACTGATGTGCTCCGCGTCCGTGATAGCCCGCCCGGTATCCCGGTTCATACCAATGTAACGCGCCGTCATTTCGTCCCCTCCGTCCAGCTTCCGCCACGCTGCACGCTGCCGTGATCGTGGTCGTCAACCTGCACACCGTTGGAGGTCAATGCCCCGCCGCTGTGCGTGATATCGCCTTTCATCGTGCCGCCTTTCTGCACCTCAAGCGTGCCGGTGATTAATTTGTTTGTGCAGACCACTTCCGGCGTATCGAGCGTGATGCGGGTATCTGCTTTCACCAGTACGACCGGCACGGTTGCGGTAATGGATTCTGACGCGGTGACGTCGGCGGTTTTAATGCCGCTTACGGTCAGCGCGCCGGTCTCCGGCTCGTACTCGATCACCGCGCCGTCAGGGAAAGCGATATGCAGGGCGTCAGCCGATGCAGACGGGGCGGGATGGTCATCAGAAAAAATGGCCGGCAGCACAAATGCTGTATCAAGCTCACCGCCCACGGCCAGAATCATGACCTGCTCGCCTACAGAGGGTGCCCACCATGTGCGCGTACGCCCGGCGCGCTGGGTCAGCCACTGGAGCCAGTCGGTTTGAATGCCGCCGGTCTGCACACGACAGCGACCGGCATCAAGGTCAGTTTCGACAATGACGCCGGTGCGGATCATGTTACGCAGTGCGCGGGCGAGTTCCTGAAGAGTTGCGAGTGTGTTCATACCTGAAAGGATGCCGCCGGGGAGAAACGGCGGCAATCGAGGCGCGTTTTGTCGTAGACAGCACAACCTTTGCGCGGCATTCTTTATCTGATTAAAATTCAAAAAGTGCTTATGGAGAAAATTATGATTAAGACAGTAAGTGATGAACAGATAGAACAAGAGAAGGGGACAGGTTATAAACCTCAAGCAACGAACATTGGTATGGATTTACTACCCCTTGTAGAATTAGGCGATAGAGAATTCGAATTATTATCATATTTGTTAGTTAAACATGAGATTGACAACTCATTTGAAAAAAACTTTACGTCGATATCTCTTATGCAGGGGGTTGGGGAGCGAGGTAGAGATTGCATTTTATATAAAGATGGCATTCTAAAGGGGTTAATTCAGTGTAAAAAAGTACGAAGCCGCATTAGCAGACCTGCGGTAATAAAAGAAATAATCAAATTTTTATTATTTGCAAAATTAGATGGGACATTACTTCCAGATCCAAGTGATTTCCGATACACATTATATGTTGCGAATGATTTATCTGAGCCAGCCATAAAGTTGATGAACTCACATGTGATAGAGATTGAAAATGAAGTCAAGAATGGGAAGTTTTCACAATATGTCAATGAAGTCGTAGAGGAATATGAATCATTTTCAACTCTCATTAATACACCTCCAACCCAAGAAATCTTAAATAATTTTAAGAAAATTAACGTATCATATTGCAATTCAGTTGATTTATGCTTAAGGATATCTCAAGCAGGGCAACTGATTGCTTCATTCTTTAGAACAGTAAACATAATTGATCTCAAATCAGCAGAACAAATGTTGAAAGAAGTGTTACAAGATTACGGATTAAAAGCCCTAACAGATAACGACATAAAAGACCTCCAAGAAAGAATCGGAAACATTGAGATAGAAAACAGAATCAGCTTTGGGTTTGTAGATTACTTTGGTTTTAGTAAAGATTTCTTTGACTATTTAAGTAAAGAAAGCTTCATTGGGATGATTAAGGATACCGTTGCTTTACGAACAACTCTAGATAATTTAGTTATAACCTACCTTCAGCATAAAATTAATGAGAAAATAAGTTCTGAAATAACGTTGAAATTACTTGAAAATGGAGTAATTCATCCATTCAGCGTTTCATTTGCTGGTCCGTATCTTTTAAGAAAAATCCTTCCATCATTCTTGGGCAAGTCAGTTCCAGCGAATATATTGCCTTCAACAAACCTTCTCACTTCTTTATCGAAAGATATCGTTAAAAAAATAGTTTGCGATGAAATTATACAATCCAGTGAAAAGGTTATGAATGGTGACACATCTCACCTCATAGGATCCCCTGAAACTATACAGCTCAAACTTGAACTTTTCTCACATATGCACCAAGGATTCAGTGATATTAATGACGCAAAAACACAATTAGATAAAGATCTAGTCATCTTGCAACCAACTCTCGATAGAATTGAGAGCGAAATATTAAAAATGATAAACCCTACAAGAACAATAATTATTAAAGACACTGCTTTCTTTGATAATAAAGAGAAATTGAAACATATGTTTGAGACAATAAAATCACTTGATTCCAAATAGACTCAAGCTGATAAAAGTAAATTAATTCATCAAGTTATCTATTATGACCTGTTCAACCATTTTGAGCAGGTTTTCGTCAAACCCTAACAATTTACGGACAGGATATTGAATGTCGGGGCTGTCACGCCCCGGCTTATCCTTCAGCCCGAACTGGTGAACCCGGACAATACGCTGCACTTTCCCGGTAAATTCCACCGCTGCGGTGCTGTCATCGCCACTGGCTTTCATGTAACGACTGGTACGTAGTTTCGCGAACATTTCCCGCTTGATACGGTTTTTCTTTCCCCTGACCGGCTGGCGTTTTCGCGGGATGTATGGCGTTCCGTCCGGGGCAACCTGCGCCTTAATACGCTGCTGCTGCTTCTGACGTAATTTCTTCGCTACATCGACAGTCATCCGGCGACGGCCCGCCGGGGACAGCGCCGCGATAAGCGCCTCAAGGCGTTGCTCAAAGGGGGTTAAATTATTCATCCCACTTACTCACCAACTCACCATTGATATACATCTCCACTGGGCATGTGACCGGTTCTGGCAGTTCAGGCTCGGGGATATTCTCCACATGAAGCGCGTTATCAACCGCTTTAACAACCGTTCGCTCCGTCAGTAACAGGCTCATACTGATATCAAAACTGCTGTCGTTGTTGATATCGGCATACCAAGTAAATCCCTTTTTACGCCCCTCGTCGGTGGTCATGATGTCCGGCTGCTGCTCGCGCAGCCACGCCAGTACTGGCACAAGCAACAAATCAAAATCCCCCGTGAAGTCTGTCACCACCACGTTAAGCGTGTACTGCTTTTCAAACGATAACGAGGCGGCAAGCGTGGAGGAAATCTTTCCGTTATCAATAAACAGGCGCAGCATGTCGGGGTTGGTGCGCAGCACCGGCACCGCGTCAGTGAGGGCTTTGCGCAGACTGTCGGGTTTCAGCATCGAGATCGTCCTGACATTGTTTAATGGTTTCAACCTGTAGCGCGCAGCTCTCTAACGCGCGCTCAAGGTTGCGGATATCGGCACTCAAATCACCGTTGACCTTCGGGTCGCTGCCCGGCATCGGGCAGAGGCTCACTTTCGGGCACCCGCTGTAAACAACTACCTGCGGAGGCGCAGGCGGTGCGGGTGTGCAACCTGCGCACAGCATCAGGTAAACCAGCGCGATACCAGCGGCGAAAAGCTTCATTTTCATTGAGTAACCTCGTGATAGTTTTTTCCCGCTGTGCTTCGCGCTCACCTGCTGCGTTCAGCCTCTCGCGCAACTGCACCTGCGCCCGTTCGTTTTTATCTGCCCTGGCATTCGAAACGCTGAGCTGATTTTTCAGCATGCTGATGGTGTTTTTTTGGTGCGTGGCAACACCATTTGCCCTGTCAAAAGATGACCTGAGATTGCCGTTTTCATGCCGCAACCACAGCAAGCCCAGTAACGCCAGTACAAGCAGCGCAATCAGTGTTTTCATGCCGTCACCCCGCCAGCACTGCGCCAGACTGTGACCAGCTTTTCGAGGCTGTGCTCACGCTGCCCGTAACCGGCACCGGGCAGCGATGCCCATATGTTGCGACAGCGGGAGATCGCACGCTCGATATGTCCCTGGCGTAAATCTTCCAGCGCGCCACGCTCACGAATCAGCTGTATGGCGAGTTTGTCCTGCGACAGGGGGCTGAAATCAGGCAGGCCGAGTTGTTGCTGATAGTGCGGCCAGAAACGATAGAGCTGCTGGTATCGACCTGACGCCGTGGATTTTTCTCCGCGCCGGTTAAATACTTTCGCGGGGCGACCCAGCGCAAAGGGGTGATCGCGGTAATCGGTAAACACTTCCGGCTTACCATCCATCCCGGTGACAATGACGTCATAACCGCGATTTTTCGTCAGCGGGTGCGCGGCCGTTCCCTCGGAATAAGCCAGCATGTCGAGGAATGCCGCAATATTCTGGTGTGTATTAATGACCGGCATCCTCGCCCCCCTTCAGTGTTTTGATACGTCGCTGGATCGCGATTTCCACCACCTGATAACCGGCAATACCGAGCATGGAGCCAAGCCCACACACCGCCGTCAGCGGCATATCCGGGAATTGCACAAGCACCACACCGGCCACCATCGACACAAAGCCACCCAGCAGCATACGTCCGATAAACAGCCGTGGCGTGACGGATTCTCCCCCTGCTAACACTTTTCCCACCACAATCATCACGCCGATCACAAACAGTGACAGGACGCCTTTTTCACCTTCAGTCATTTCTCACTCCCACAGATTAATAGTTTCAGAGACAGGGGATGACGACACGTCAGGCAGCTCGACCGCCGTACCATGCGGCAGCACAACCCCGAGTTCAGCCAGCCCCGGATTTACGGCCAGCACAGTCTCGACAACCCCCTGAGTGCGCCCGTAATACCGGGCGCAAATGGCATCAAGGGTGTCCCCCTGAAGTGCGCGAATGAGCATCAGATTTGCCCCACGATGCAGCGCGCTTTGTCCTGGATACGGGCGACCGACCAGCGCATATCACGCCACATTTCATCGATAGTGCTGTCGATGCTGTCGGCTTTTTTGTCGCCTCTGGCGCTCGCATCCACCCCCCGGTAACGCTCGTAAAGCGTCGCGGTCGTCATGGCGCAAACGGCGTTGATGTAGTGGAAAACCCGGACACTTTCGCCGTCGAGTTCATCAGTCGGCACATCTTCCAGCCGCGCATAGCCACCGGCCTGCTGAATCTCGCGCCATTCGCCCAGCTCGGCGTTGGTTTCGGCCATCGCGGTCTTAATCGCCCGGCGCAGTCGTACCGGCGAAACGGTCTGCTCGAGGCGCATTTCTTCCCGTACCCGCTTTGGATCGATATCAGGAAAAAAGGGCGTGTTTTTAATTAACTGCTCTTCGTCTGGCACAGGCGGGATAACCAGCTGCTCACGCGTTTGCGCCGGGGTATTAATTACAAGTGTCGTCATGACAACCTCGGGTAATAGGTGGGCGGTGGACGCCGGTCGCAGTCAGGGTAATCAGTACCCGCATTGACCGGCGTGCCGCCCGGCTCGGGGAGCGTTCGGTTAACCGGCGACTTTCTTCGGGCGTCCGCGCCCTCGTTTCGCCGGTGAATCTGTTTTTCTAGCGGATGCCTTTTTCGGTGAGATGGTTCGCGGGGCTTTCACCGCTGCGGCAACGGTTTTCGGCGTCAGTTCGCGGGTAAGCCGCTCAATGTCTTTGCGGACACCGGCGCTGCGGTCGAGCTGATTAGCGCGCTGAAGGTGTACCAAAGCATCGTTAAGCTGACCGGCATCGCGCAGTGTCAGACCCGTGACCTTGTGCAACCGGGCGCGCACCTCATCCGGCATGTCGGCGACGAGCGTCAGCTCAATGACGCTCAGCAGCAGTGACACTTCCACTGTTTCACCGACATCGCGAGCACGCAGGGTCGCGAGTCCAACCTCTTCGGCCAGCATGTAAGGCGCACTACGGGTGTGATTACCGGGCATCGTGAGGTTATGGCGCAGCGCATAACGGGCAATTTCCAGCGCGCCGGGTATGTCACCGGCATCAAGCCGCCAAAGCATGACAGTCATAACGATGTCGTCCTGATTGCCGCCGTCACTTTCCAGCACGCCAGCTACCCACGGAAGATAGGACGGCAGAAGCTCACGTTTTTTCACGGCTTTGCTTTCTTTTGAACGGATGTAAGATAACGTGCGGCGATCTGCGGCCAGCTTGACGAGCATTTGCTCGTAAGCTGAGGCATGTCGCAGCGGGGCGTTATCCCGCTGCGATGCCTGAATAGCCGAGACTCGCATCGCATGGCGATGTGCGTGTCTCGCCATGGGTTACGCCTCGCCGCCAGCAGGGGGTTCGCTGCCAGCCAGCGCAGTGGTACCGTTCATGGCCTGCATGGCCTTGACCATTGCCGCCGCAAAGACTTCCGCGCTGGTTGCCTCAGTGGTGGCCGACTCCTCCGGTTCGAGGATCTCGATGTTTTCAATCAGGCAACCGGCTTCGTAATCTTCGATAACGAAATCGACCTTCACCTGCTCGTAGTTTTCCACCTGATCCAGTTTCGGATTTTCGATGATGTGGCGACGGTGTCCGTCTTCATACAGGTAGATAGAGATATTATCCAGCGTGGTAATGAACACGCTGTTCGCCGGGAAGAATGGCGCGCGAACCGCCTGCAACTGGCCGATGGTTTTCTGGCTGATAATCAGCTCACCGGAAAGCTGTTCGCTGTTCGGCTGGAATTTGTTAATCATCGGGAAGTATTTATCGGTCAGAATCTTGCGGCCACAGATAACCACCATTTCCGGGTTTTCACGGTGAATTTCTGCAACCAGAGATTCAAACGCGTCCATGACCAGTGCATCGAGGTTGGCGTAATGACCACCTTTTCCCACTTTGATGGTGTCGGAAATCACCGCGCCACCTTCATCGGTAATGCTGGACATGACGCGCTCTGGTGCATCGTTGCGATACTTTTGCAGCCAGCCAACAGCCACATCCTGAAGCAGCGGATTCTGTGCACGGTTCGATGTCGCCGCACGGCTTACGCCATTAAAACCAATGGTGATATAGTCCAGCGCCTGACGCTTGATGATGGCGTTACGGATACGGATCTGGAAATCCTGATAACGCGCCCACAGGTCAAGTTTGTTGTACTTCAGGTGATAGTCGAAGTTGACCGGATGGCAGAAATAACGGTACGCATCGAGCTTAGTGAAATCAGCGGTTTTACGCTCGACGCCGCCGTCGGTATCAGCCGTGCTGGCGATGGAGCCGGAAACATCCATGCCGACCTTTTCCTCGGTCAGCTCGCTGACCGTCACCATATTGATAAGCTTCAGGAAAGAAGACGAATGCTGAATTTTATCAAACAGCGTCTGAGTCACCGACGGCTCGACGGTGAATTTATTCGCCAGATCGCTTACCCCGATACCGTTCAGCTCAGCGATACGGCTCAGGTATTTGTTAAAGGCACAACGGGTCGTTTTATTCATGTGTTGTATTTTCCTAAATGAATTTCGGGTATTAGCAGTCGGTCAGCGTGGCGTCGCCAGCGTCGCCACCTGTGCTTAACTTGCGGCGCGGCTGTGCCCGGCTTTCGGTTGTATCCAGCGTGTTCTGGATAGTGGTGAATTGCTGCTCGGCGGCATCAGCCTGTTCGGCCTGAGCCTTTTTGACGGCCTCAAGCTCGCTTTCGAGTTTGCTGAAGCGGGTCTCGGCGCTTTCGCCGCTGGTCTGCACGCGTTCGACGATAGCGGTCACAGCTTCGCGGACGTCGCCGAATCGCGCATCGTCGTCGGCCTGTTTACGGCTGAAAATATTTCGCACGGTGTCGCTCAGTTTGTTCATTAAGGTGTCCGGCTGGTCTTCAAATGAAAGCTCAGCCAGGGTTGCTACCGAGAAGAGATCGCCTGGCTGTTCTTTCTTACCGGCGAGCGGGTTTTGCTGTGCGTTAGAGCAGAATTGAAGGTATTCAGTGCCGAGGCTTGCCGGGTCATCCGTCACGGCCAGGCCAATGAGATAGCATTTACCGCTGTTGGCAAAGTTCGGGCGGATCTCCATGGAGGTGTAGACCTTCTGGCCTTTCGTCACCATGCCGACCAGATTGTCGAGCGGCGCGATTTTGCCAAAGAGCGCCAGCTTGCCCTTAAGCGCCGAGTCGTCATCAATAGTTTCGGCTTTCACTTCGGTCACATCGCCATAACGGCAAAACTGACCATCGGGGTAAACGGTGCGGATATGTTCCAGGTTGATACGGCAGCCGTAGACGCGCGGGTCAAAACTGTCAGCCATATCCTGAATATCTGTTGCGCTGATTACGCGACCGTCGCAGGTGTCACCCTCGACGCCGATGCGAAACCATTTCGAAATTTTTTTAGCCATAAGTCAGGTGTCCTGAGTTGGGGTATCGGGTCGGATGTAGTTTCCCGACTCAGCCCCTCACCAGCCACCAAATGCAGAAGTGCAACGCCTGACACAACAGGGGGTTAGCGCTTCATCCCGCCTGAATCTTTAGCCTTGCCGTGTACTCATAACGGCGAGGTTTACATGACCATTTCCACCGACACATCCATTCTTAGCGACCCGCGTCGACAGGCGGCACTGCTGTTCTGGCAGGGCTTCTCCGTACCACAGATTGCGGAACGCTTGCAGATGAAGCGCCCCACGGTTCAGAGCTGGAAGCAGCGCGATAAGTGGGAAGAGACAGCCCCGCTAAATCGGGTTGAATTCACGCTTGAGGCGCGCCTGATTCAGCTATATGCAAAGCCTGACATGACCGCCCATGACTTTAAGGTCGCGGATTTTCTGGCACGCCAGATGGAACGGTTTGCGCGTGTGAATCGCTATGGCCAGACCGGCAACGAGGCGGATCTCAATCCGAATGTGGCCAACCGCAACAAGGGCGAAAAGAAGAAGCCGAAAAAGAACTTTTTCAGCGAAGAGGCGATCGAGAAACTTGAAGAGATTTTTCTCGAACAGGCTTTCGAGTATCAGCTCGAATGGTGGCGCGCGGGGCTGGCGCACCGTATCCGGCACATCCTGAAATCCCGTCAGATTGGCGCAACGTTCTATTTTGCGCGCGAGGCGTTATTGCAGGCACTGAAGACCGGCCACAATCAGGTATTTCTCTCTGCGAGTAAAACGCAGGCTTACGTTTTCCGAAAATACATCGTCGCCTTTGCCCGACTGGTTGACGTGGAACTCACCGGAGATCCGATTGTGCTCGGCAACAACGGGGCTGAATTGCTGTTCCTCGGCACCAATGCCAACACTGCGCAGAGTCACAACGGCGATTTGTATGTTGATGAAATTTTCTGGATACCCAATTTCCAGCTGCTGAGAAAAGTCGCCTCAGGCATTTCCTCGCAGGAACATTTGCGGACTACCTATTTTTCGACACCGTCCTCACTGGCGCACGGTGCCTATCCGTTCTGGTCAGGCGATCTGTTTAATCGTGGGCGCTCAAGCGCAAGTGAGCGCGTTGAAATCGACATCACCCATGCAGCGCTCGCAAAGGGAGTCGCCAGCCCGGATGGGCAGTGGCGTCAGATTGTCACCATTGAGGACGCGCTCGCCAAAGGCTGCACGCTTTTCAATATCGATACCCTTCGTCGTGAAAACAGCATTGATGATTTCCGCAACCTGTTTATGTGCGAGTTCGTTGATGACAAGGCATCGGTATTTCCGTTTGAAGAGCTGCAACGCTGCATGGTGGACAGTCTCGAAAAATGGGAAGACTACGCGCCATTCTCCGACAGGCCATTCGGACACCGCCCGGTGTGGATTGGTTATGACCCGTCATTACGTGGTGACAGCGCAGGTTGCGTGGTTATTGCTCCGCCAGTCGTTGCCGGTGGCAAATTCCGCATACTTGAGCGCCACCAGTGGAAGGGAATGGACTTCGCACAGCAGGCGAATTCCATTCGCGACCTGACTCAGAAATATAACGTCGAGTACATCGGTATCGATGCAACCGGGCTGGGTCAAGGGGTCTTCCAGTTGGTGCGATCCTTCTACCCGGCGGCGCGTGAAATTCGCTACACGCCGGAAATGAAAACCGCGATGGTACTGAAAGCAAAAGACACCATCGGGCGCGGGTGCCTTGAGTATGACGTTAGCGCAACCGACATCACGCAGTCGTTTATGTCAATTCGCAAAACCATGACCAGCAGCGGACGAAGCGCAACATACGAGGCAAGCCGCACTGAAGAGGCCAGCCACGCTGATCTCGCCTGGGCAACCATGCACGTATTAATTAACGAACCGTTGACCGCCGCCAGCGGCCAGCCGTCTTCCAGCATCATGGAGTGGAACTAATGAGCAAGTACAAAAATAAAAACAAGTCACGACCGGCCACCCACAACCATATTGCTGAACCGGCTCAGAGCATGGAGGCATTTACCTTCGGGGAGCCGACAGCGGTACTGGATCGCCGCGACATTCTCGATTACGTCGAGTGTATCGATAACGGTCAGTGGTACGAGCCGCCGGTCAGCTTCTCCGGCCTGGCTAAAAGCCTGCGCGCCGCTGTTCACCACAGCTCACCGATTTACGTAAAGCGTAATATTCTGGTATCGACCTACATCCCGCACCCGCTGTTATCGCGTCAGGACTTTAGCCGGTTCGCGCTTGATTACATGGTTTTCGGTAATGCGTTTATCGAGGAGCGTCGCGGCCTGAGCGGTAAGGCGCTGAAATATGAAACATCCCCTGCCAAATACACCCGCCGCGGCGTTGAGGAGGATACTTACTGGTTTATTCAGAACTTCACAACGCCGCACCAGTTCGCCTCCGGGTCAGTCTTTCACCTTCTGGAGCCGGATATCAATCAGGAGCTTTACGGGATGCCGGAATACCTCAGCGCGCTTAATTCTGCCTGGCTAAATGAGTCGGCAACGCTATTCCGTCGCAAGTATTATCAAAACGGCGCGCATGCGGGTTACATCATGTATGTGACCGATGCCGCGCAAAGCAGCACCGACGTTGAGGCGCTGCGCAAGGCAATGCGGGACTCAAAAGGGCTGGGTAACTTCAAAAACCTTTTTTTCTATGCACCGAACGGAAAAGCGGACGGCATCAAGATCGTGCCGCTGAGTGAAGTCGCCACCAAAGACGACTTTTTTAACATCAAAAAAGTCAGCGCAGGTGATCTGCTTGATGCACACCGCATCCCCTTCCAGCTGATGGGCTGTAAGCCGGAAAATGCCGGTTCGGTGGGTGACGTTGAGAAGGTCGCAAAAGTGTTTGTACGCAATGAACTTACGCCGCTTCAGTCACGATTCATGGAGTTGAATGAATGGGCGGGTGAAGAAGTGATCCGCTTTGAACAATACTCCCTAGACTCCTGATTTATTTATTCTCTCAGCCGCCCAGCAGGGCGGCAAAAAGCCCCATTGCCTAGACGACCTCAGCGCCCCGACACGACGCAGCCACACCGACACGCCTCGTAATTCGTCCGATGCCACTGTATCGCGACAGTGAGCCGCCGAGACGCCAGAAAATAAAAATAAATATCACGGCTGGCGCGCAATGCTCTCCCCGCCACGCCTGCGCGCTTAACGGGTCGCTTTTAATGCAGGTGCATCAGGGGACCCGAGCCGCGCCAGCGCTGGTGCATTACTGCATTAGTTTGCATCAAAAAACGATGCAAACTAATGCAGTAATGCACGCGTGGCTGAAATCAATGTATCCAGCTATTTTGGTTTATATAGAATCGAATATGCGTTCAAAATGCGCATGCAATGGTAAAGCACATATATAAAATGTTAAGAAACACGCATAGATAGTCGATTCAGAAAAGCACATACCATCATACAAATTACCATGAGCTAGTTTATGTCTTAAGACCGGTCCATTTTTTCTGTTAAATAGCATATCAATAGTCAAAGCAATGTCTTTCGTGAAAATAAGATCAATATCTTCCCTGCACTTATCCAATAGAATAGAAATACTTGTTGATTCCTCTATGCCCTTATCAAGATAACGAGTAGAATCTTTGCCACTAAGTTCATAGGCATGCCTTAAAATTCCCTCCATTTGAGGTATAAGAAGATAGCTAGCCCCCATATAATCACCCTGGAAGAGCCGGTAGAAACCAAGTGAAAAAATATTCGCATGTTCGTCTTTTATGAATGGGCTATACGCAGCGAATTTAATAAAGGTGTTTAATGTAAGATTGTGCTCTTGAATTATAACAAATCTAGCAGGTTCAAAGGCTGCCTTTATGAAAAGATCATGAGTAATAGTGATGTTTCTCATGTAATGATCAATTGCTTCATCATCAGTCATTTCATTAACATCACTTAGCGGTTTATCTCTATGAATTCTGCGCCCCGCCTCATCCATGATCTCCGAAGCAAAAAACCTTGAGAATACACTAACCTCTGAAATCCTTAACACTTCTTCTCTGATGTTAGAAATGTTTTCAATCGGAGTTTCCCTCATTATATACTTGAATATAAAAGACAACTTACGATTGGCTAAATTATCGAGTGCATTGTTAACTTCATCGGTTATGTCTATCGGCGAGCTCAAGGTGGCATAACTGTTTAGACTCTCCTCCCGCGCGTCGATTAATTGTTTTTTTAAATCTTCAATAAGTTCTTTTTCGCCAAGCTTCCTTAGTTCTGATATTGCCGTTCTAAGCCAACTTGCTTTTAGCATAGGCTCACTATGACTATTTACTACATCAATAGTGATTTTAGCGGCACTTATCCTACATTGCTTCGCCTCATCATTTTTACTATTTTTCTCATATATGCGCGCAGCTGTTTCATAAAGAGCTTTAACTGCTTCAAAGTAAGTTTTGCCAGTATGGGCTTTAGCCATGGACTCTGCATTCACTGCAAATTTCAACTTATCTTTATCGCCAGAGTGCTGCATCATTACCCAGGTTAAATTATTGAAACCTTCAACTACAAGCAGGTCATTTTGAGTTTCATAAAGAGAAGTAATGGCAGTTTTGATATGCTCATTACCACCTGATTTTCGCGGGTAAACGCAGGATGATATAAATAATGCTCTTGCAATGTACTCTTTGATGAAAATGAATAAACTTAGGCTTGAGTCATCTTTTCCTTTTTTAATTGTCTTTAAATGTGATGTTGCCTCGTCTATCATTTCAGAATAAGACTCTATCGCCTTTATTGCCATATCTTTTTTTGCTTTATTATTTACCCATATAACATCACAGATTCTAGAAAGCAAAAATGGATTTGTTATCCTAGTGGATAATTCAACAATGTAGTCATTTAATTTAGAATCAAAATCCTCTGGCAACAACGATCTCTTATTCCCAAATATTGCCATGGGCTCAAATACAGAATTCCCACCTACCACTTGCAAGTTAAACATAAAAAGGATGCTTAAAAATTCCGCAACTTTTTTTTCGTTTTCATTTGTAGCTTCATCTTGGGTTTTTCTTAGATATGCTGATATTTCATGTTCGTGGAAAGTTAAAGGAACCTGAGAAAATAATTTAAAATCAATTTTATTTAATTCATCAACTGTAAGTATTAAATTTTCACCAATCATAAGAATCTCCGCTAATGCTGTAAGATCAATCATTCTGTGTATAGCATGAATTAGCATAAACTTTGCAACTTCTAGAGGATAGGGTCTGAGCCTACTTTAAGTCCATTGCGTGTTCTACATCAAAAAAAGAATCTAAAATACAAGCAATGTGAGCATGTATCAGTAATATTGAGGATAATTCAATCCCGCCGACTCGAAAAGTCAGTTTTCAAATCGACGAGATTTTTTATTTAGTGCCAGCTCTCATCTTCCCACACTTCCTTGATAATTCCGTCCAAGCGTTCCCGGTCTGAATCGCTCGGGAAGCCCTTAATCTCGACTTCAGTCATAGAGCCTTTCTTGACCGTGACTTGAGAGAAAGGAATGAAGTTTTTAACTCTGCGATTAAGCTCAAATTCAAAGGCTTCAACAAGCCGCTGACCCATGTTTTGTGTTTTACCCAGCGTGATATGTATTCTCACTTCATTTTCTCTTTTTAACCGTTGTTTACACGGCCTGGCTGAAACAACTACTGAATAAGAATCCTTTTTCAGCAAGTTCTCATGCGCCAGTTCAGCTATTAAATTCAATGCAATTTCACGATCTCTTTCCTGACAAACACCCTCTGTTGTCAGACGTGCTATCAGCTCCACCCTTTCAAGCATGACATGCTTGCTCAGCTCTCTATCCACGCGCCCTCCCATTCGAGATACTGTATAAATAAACAGTATCATATTGTTCTAAAAAATGGGAAGCAAAAAGTTTGTCAGTTGCGCTGGCGTATGTACATGAAATGATGCGATTTAGTTAAGTGCTTAACTTAGTGGCTGAAGCCAGCCGAGCCACTCAACAGAGTATTTTTCTGGCATTATGTTCGTAAGATGACACAGCCCTAAATACTTCTCCAGTGGATGAGCCACTAAACCATTTATCGTTAAACCGACTCTTTCCACCGGCCATCAAATGCAGAGCTTCACCCCGGCTTATGCTTATACCGGTATTCATTTGCACTTTGTCGATAGTCTTGGCGATCGCGGCATTCTGGTCATCAGTTCCGTGTACAAAATGTCGCCTACCTGTTTCTTTTTTCAGCCTGATTCTAGTCGTGAGCTTTCTTCTTTCGCTTCTGGTTAGTGGTTTTGATAAATCCAGTTCTGGGAGGTCGCTTTCGCTCCCCGTACAGTTATTGACAGAACTCCGAGAGGGCGCAGGAGCGCCCTTAACTTCAACGGCCAAATCAACGGCACGCTTCGGCACAATTTTCCACTGCGTTAGCCGGGTTAAAATCGGGGTACCAGCACCGACAGCAGAATCGTACACGCCACGGATGCAGACGGTTTCCTCACCATACTGGTTAAACTCGGCGCGCGGTTCATACAACGTGCGCACCTGCAAATCATCGCGACGGACAAACGGGCCACCCTGCGCATTAACGTAACCAGCCCAGTCACCGGCGTCAGCGGCATCATGGACGGCGGCAAATTCAACGCTCAGACCGTGCGCGGTCTCGGTATCGGCGAGACGACGCAATTCACGGTAGACCGTCACCGGCGCACCGCCGATAAACTGGAATTGACGGATGTGCCAGCGCGCCGCCCATGCTGATACAGCGGGGGCTGTCTCTTTCAGCAGCTCACCGCTTTCGTCATCGGTTTCACCATCAAGAGCATAGCCGTCGATATTTTTCGAAATGTATTTAGCAACATAGCCTGTAGCGCTGCCTTTTTCCGGATCAATGGCTTCGGCATGAAAGCGTGCCTTTTTGGCTTTATCGCTTCTCAATTCGTGGCGGTCTTCTTCCCACGCATAATCACGGATGATGAGGCGCACGCGCTCGACGTCTTCCGGCAACATGAACATAAGCATGTGCCAATGCGGCGTTCCGTCGTGATGAGGCTCGGCAACACGTATACCGAAAATGCGGATTTCCTCCCGGTGCAGCTTGGCACGTATGCGCGCCCAAAGTCCGGTTAGATAGTTTTGCGTGTCCGACGGGCTGGCACCGGTCCATTTGCTGTTACGGTAGCCTGCTTTGGTGGTGGCGTGATATTTAGACGGTGCGGTCAGGGTGTAAAACTCACCGACATAACCGAGCTCATTGCAGATATTTTCAAACCCACGGATGCGGGTCATCAGCTCGCAGCGGCGTATCGCAGGGTTAGCGACCGAACCGTCGTATTTATCAATCAGGCTAATGCGGTTGCCGTCTTCATCTTCGAGATCCAGCCCCTTGAGAAATTCACGCGTACGGCGCTTCTGCTCACGCCAGTCGGTCACGCAGTTTTTACTCGCATAGGTGTGTCGTTTTTTGCTGACGTTGCCAACTGCAATTTGCAGATGTTCACGCCATCCAGCCGCAATGCGCCGTAAGCGGCCACGCCACCAAACCTCATTAAACATGCGGGTGATAGCTGGGGCGATTTCATCCTCACCAACATATTTCTTTGTCACACGCTCCCAATGCGGCGGGGTAACGTTGAATTGCAGGGAAATAATACCGGCGCGCATATACCAGGTGTACAGAGTTTTAAGCTCGCTAAATCCGGTTTCATCAATGTCAGCGAGTTCAGCGAGTTCAGCGCGAATGAAATTAGCGATATCAGCGGCCAGCAGGTCAATATCGGCGCGCGACATATCAGGGAGGCGGTTATATCTGGCGACCATGTTGACCATGCGTGACGCCAGATTTTGCATAAGCTGGGTATCAAAATGACCACCAAAAACAGCGGCTGATACGTTGCTGTTGATGCCCGCGCACTGATATTTTTTTGCGACCAGTTCAAGACGTGGTAATGCCTTTTTGCAGAAGCTGATTAAAAAGGCATTGGCTCGTTGACTGCCCTGATTTTGCTCCAGCACTGCAGCGGTGCGATAAACATCAAAGCGCACGCACTCGGGCTGGAGAGAAAGCACTTTTCTCGCATGCAGCAAAGCCGCGAACATACGGTCGCGGCGATGCTGTTGGTCATAGGTAAGATATGGGCTGGCTATTGCCGATCGTGGGGCATTCCACGGGTAAGCGAATTGAACCGCCAAGTCATACCCCCCGATAATGTTTAGATTTCAATTCGATGACCTCCTGACAGGTCACGCAAAAGGCCACACCCTGAATCGCAATGCGGCGAGCTTCCGGGATTGGTGCGTCACATTCTTCGCAGAGATAACGGGAAGGCGCAGCGATACGGCTGCGTGCGTTGCTTATGTGGCGTTCGCGGTCTTCCTGCTCGCGCAGTTGTGCTAAATCCATTGCATCGGCCATTAGTGCAGCTCCTGTGATTCGTTCTCAAAGCGGGTGGCTTCACGGCGCAGCAGTTCAGCGGCTTCGGTGCCGCTCATCCCCTCTTTGGTGATATGAATCGCCAGTGCCTCAAGACGGATTGAAACAGCGAGCGCGCGGTCTTTACGTTCTTCTTTTTTGGCATCGGTCAGCAATATGGCCAGCGCATCGCTATCAGTGTTAAAACTACGGGTTACGGTATTACGCATAATTGATTCTCCTGATTTCGGGCAATAAGAAGCCCGGCGGGTTTACGCCATTAAATTTTTGTTTGGATTAATTCGGCATGGTTAGCCGTTTGGGAAATAAACTCACCACTGCACGAAAATGATTCATCGCTGTAATAAGCGCCTTTTTCTCTTCAGTAGTCAGCTCACTTAATTCGAGCTCATGACGAGCCGCCGGGATTTTTGCCAGAAAGAAAATAGCGGCCAGCGCCCGATTATTTTCTTCAAATTGTGGGTCACGTTTATCGCGCATATCATCGACAAATCGCTCAACCTCTTTCCAGCTATCGCCCCAATATCTCGCGCGCAGTTCAGCCACATGATTGAGACCGGCCAGACGTTCACCCGCTTTTAGCGGAACAGTTGCGGAAACAGCTTCGATAGCCATGATTCCCCCTGCTTTTGAGTAGAGAGGCCAGCAAGTAAATCAGCCTGTGAGCGGCTCGGGTGCCAACGCTTGCCGTCCTTACCTGCGATCCAGCCGTGGCCGTAGTGCATGCCGGGGCTTTGTTTAACGAGCAGAGACGCGAATGACGGTTCACTTTTCAGCATACGCACCTCAAATCAGCCCGAAGGATGCGCCAATACCGCTCATGGTATCGACCACGCTCGACATAGCGGGATTAGTCTGCAGACGCGCATGCAACGCCAGCGCCGACAACGACAACATGCGAATGCCAGCATTAACGCTTTCAATCATGTTGTGCTTACGGGCAGAGGTCAGGCGTTCATCAGATACCGCACCGCTCGCCAGCTCGCCGAGTTCACGCATTGCGCGCATGACATAAGATTGCAATTTGTCTTTAGCCAGCTCATTAACCGGTACACATGGCAGGCAATGAATCTGCGCCAGAAAACCATCTACGAGGGTTGAGTCTTCGGTCAGGTCAGTCAGTAGCCACAATTCAGGCGGCGTAAACTGGTGAGGCTGTTCCGGGTTGAGCTTGTTACGTAACGTTTGAACGTTCATACCCGCACGCTCGGCTAGCTTCGCCATGTTATGACGCTGCGCAAAAGCCCGGCACGCCTCGTCATAATGCGGATGTTTGGAAACCTGAAAATCAAACATGTTGCATCCTTACAATTCACATAAAGTGAATTAAGCGCCGATGACGAGTTGAAAACGGGAATGACCCAACGCCTTACGCAACTGCTCTTCTTTCCAGCGTGCGTAATAAATACGAATCGGGCCACCTGCTTTCTTGCAACCTTTACGGATAGTGCGGGGTTCGATTGGTACACAAGGGTTGTCGCCAGTTGTCCAGCGATAAGCGGTACGCTCAGAAACACCTTCAAGTTCTGCGAACTGCTGCAGACTAACGATAGGTGCAGGTACTTTGATGATTGCGATCTCAGAAGCCATGCTGCATGATTCCCTTTTGCCAAAATTTGCAATTGAAATGACTCTGTTTGCCAACACTCGCCATCAATTGCGTAGGTTTAGCCAAAATATATCTCCCAATTGAGAGATAGTAAATAGGTTTTAGTGAAATGAAAATTGATTCTTTAGGATGGAGCAACGTAGACGTCCTCGATCGCATCTGCGAGGCTTATGGATTTTCACAGAAAATTCAATTAGCTAACCACTTCGACATTGCCTCAAGTTCGCTATCGAACAGGTACACCCGAGGCGCTATCTCCTATGACTTCGCAGCACATTGCGCCTTAGAGACAGGAGCAAATCTTCGTTGGCTACTTACTGGGGAGGGTAGAAAGTTCGAAAATGAGAAACCTGCAGAGGGAACTTTGAATCTTTCGATTCAATTATTCACAATAAGTGAAGGGCAGCTAGATGCTCAGGGTTGGATAACAATTGATAAGAAGTTTTTCCCTGATGCCATTTCTGATCCCTACATCATCGAAGCTGATGGAAGATTTCATTTTATGGAGAGCAAAAATTCACTCTCTGATGGGACTTATTTGATTGATGTTGATGGCAGCAAAAGCATACGAGAACTCACTATTTTACCAGGTCAAAGGCTTCACGTTTCTGGCGGAAAGATTGCTTTCGAATGCAGTATTAGCGACATAAAAATTCACAATCGTGTTTTTGCCGTTTATCAGGAACTTTAACAATGACGGTAAGAAAAAATCCCGCTGGCGGCTGGATTTGCGAACTCTATCCAAACGGGGCGAAAGGCAAGCGCATCAGAAAGAAATTCGCCACCAAAGGCGAAGCGCTAACGTTTGAACAGTACACCGTTCAAAACCCGTGGCAGGAAGAAAAGGAAGACAGGCGCACGTTAAAAGAGCTGGTTGACGCATGGTTTAGTGCTCACGGCATTACATTGAAAGACGGCCTAAAACGTCAGTTAGCAATGCACCATGCCTTTGAGTGTATGGGCGAACCGCTCGCGCGCGATTTTGATGCGCAGATGTTTTCTCGCTACCGGGAAAAGCGTTTAAAAGGGGAATATGCCCGTTCAAATAGGGTTAAAGAGGTTTCTCCCCGCACACTTAATCTTGAACTGGCCTACTTTCGAGCAGTGTTCAATGAGCTTAATCGCCTCGGAGAGTGGAAGCGTGAAAATCCGCTGAAAAATATGCGTCCTTTCCGCACGGAAGAAATGGAAATGTCCTGGCTAACTCAGGACCAAATTGCGCTGTTGCTCGGAGAGTGTAATCGGCATGACCATCCTGATTTAGAAACCGTAGTAAGAATCTGTCTCGCCACTGGCGCTCGATGGTCTGAGGCTGAGAGCATGAAAAAAAGCCAGCTCGCGAAATACAAAATCACCTACACAAACACGAAAGGAAGAAAAAATCGCACCGTCCCCATCAGCAAAGAACTCTATGACTCTCTGCCCGAAGAAAAAAAAGGTCGGTTGTTCGGGGATTGCTATGGCGCGTTCCGGTCTGCGCTGGAAAGAACAGGCATCGAATTACCAGCAGGGCAACTTACCCACGTTTTGCGTCATACCTTTGCCAGTCATTTCATGATGAATGGTGGAAATCTACTTGTACTTCAAAAGATATTAGGTCATGCAGATATAAAAATGACTATGCGTTATTCTCACTTTGCACCCGATCATCTGGATTCAGCAATTAAATACAACCCACTAGATTGCAGGACATGTCAGTGA